TATTATCTAACGCCTTAACTTTAATGTTGCCGAAATAATTTTCGAGATATTTTCTATTCAATTTCCAGCGGAAAACTGGGCTTGAGTCAGCCGAGAACAAAACGTCTCTAACCCAATCACGTTCATCTTCGCCTAGAAATCGGACGTCGTAGTCGTCGTGAGCATGCAATTCCACACCTAAGCCGGGATGAGCGGGCCTAGGAGCTTTTACAAACTCTTGAGCATCAACCCAGTCCCTGAAATAAACGTTTCTACGTTTGTCAAGCACCATCTGTGCGACCTTAATAGAGGAATACACTAAATCAACTATAAACCAAAGGTAGTCCAACCGATGTAAGTTTTCTTTAGCAAAACGTTTAATTTTCTTGTTAGGCGAGGTATTCTTAAGATTTTTAATAAATTCGCGCAAGTTCGATTTCGTCGGGGCCACGTCTTCGCCTGAATGCAATTCAACTCGTTGTTCGAAGTAGAGTACAATCACTTTCAACACACTTTTAACATCTCCAAAGAGACACCAAATGGCTGAAAACAAAGTTACCAAATACAACGCTTTAACGGTTATCACACACAAAATCAAGGCGATGGCTATGGTGACAGCAGCATAGATAATCCCACCTGGGATTATAGCCAAAACTCCTGCAGTAACACCTCCGATCACAGCTACAGTTATAACGATCGTATAGGTCACTAAAAATATACCATAAAACACACGACTAAATCTTTTAGAAACTAGTGCGTAGCAAATAAACGCAATTTTCCACATGAAAAATTCCCACCAAGTTTTCGGTAACCACCTAGCCCATTTATAAGAGGGTGTAGTTACTAACCTGATGCTACTAAGACCTTCACCTCGCAAAAATCTTGAGAAGTCGACGCGCTGATTAACAGTCAGCGAAGGAGTCAACCCCCAAAGCAGGATGTTAGATATAACAAACAACACTGAGGTTATGATCGATATAACATATTTGAACATTGCTCTATAAAACTTGCTTTTCTTCTCAATAATGATAGCTGCAGAAGGGTCAGTGACACTAACAAGTGCCGCCGAGGTCAGGTCTGAAACTATAACAGTACCTAACGGTTCTTCTTTAGCAGTTTTAATCTTAAGAGATCTTAATTTGGTCAGGACCTTAGTCCATCCCGATTGTCTTTCGACTACTTCTTCTTCTACATCTTCCATCACTATAATGCCAGGGAGGTCTTCATCTATTGGTTCGACGTCCTCAGCCGTGAATTTTGGTGCTTCAACCCTGATAGGATCAGGAGCTGGAGGCAAACAAGGAGTGGTATCTGTAGGCTCGAGTTTAATCTCTTCTTCTTCGGATTTCTTTTCTGCTTCAGACTCTTGTTCATCGTCTAAAGCGTGCAATTCTAAGGATTCAGAGATGAAACCGTGCTCGGTTACGTCGACTAGATCGTCTTCGTTCATCTCGTCCTCCTCTGAATCGTCTTCTGGATAATCTATCTCTTCATTTGAATCACTATCATAATGATCCCAAACATCATCACCATCGTACAAGTCGTAACGTTCGTTCCATCGATCAACGGAAGAACCATATTGCAGCGTTAGTCGCTC